GCATGTGTTTCCACCGCTTTCATAACCTTCATGTTCAGCTCGCCTTTGACTTTCAATCCCTTGTTGTCTTCCACGGCATAAGCAATGCCGAGCGGTGTTTTTACATCGTGATACCAGGTCATCGTGAAGAATTCGTTTTCTTTCAATGTCTTCTTGAAGGCCCCTCTCTTGATCAGGTCATTGCCTAGATCCACCTCATCGAATATCGCTGCGTACCCTTCAAATGTTCCTTCCTCACTCAGCTCTTTGATCTCAAAAGGAAATGTTTTATATTCCATTTTCCTAACCTCCTTAATGTCTTATGACTTTATATCCAACAGCGCATTCACACTGCGGGTGAGCTGTCGGATGATCATGTCCGCTGGAGAATGCCTGGTCTATCGGCACGGTCTCACCGTCCAGCTCCTCGCAAAGGTCACAGGGATCTGTGCCGCCGGCCATCCAGGTTTTTTCCACCTCACCCGGAAGCTCTCCGGCCATCCCGGCCTGCTTCAATGAGTCAAATTGACCGAAATTGTAGCTGTTCGAAAGCTCGGTCCGGGCGATCCTGGCAGCCCTGTTTTTGTGCAGGAATTCGGCATATTTCTGGGTCTGGGCTGCTGCTGCCGATGTTGAGACTCCTTCCTCAGCCAGGGAAAGCTCGAACCTTGCCACGGCCAGGGCCTCCCTCTTTGTCAGTCCCACAAGAGGTTTTAGCCTCTGGGCAAGGACATACGGGCTCGTTACCCCCATGACGGCGATCTGGTGCTGCAGCAGCGCATGGATCGAGCCGTAGGCGGCCTCGCTCAGATCGACGATAAGCTTTCCTCCATTGAGATCTGTCCATTTTTTGACCGATATGGCCGTATTGGAAAAAGCAAATTGCTTCCTTTCGATTTTGTTTATCTTTTTGGCCACTCCCTCGCCTGCAGTAGTAATGGTCCTTATCCATTCTGAAACCAGGTCCTCTCCCACAAAGGCCCGGATCATCTCATTCCAGGGATCCCTCCACTCGCTCGGCACTCCGCCTTTTTGGATCGCCTTGGCTGCCGTATCGGGGTTTATGATCTCGCCCTGACTGTTCCAAAGCTTCTTGACGGGACTTATAATATCGGCCTCATTTTTCCGTATATAGCGATGGACCCGGGCAATGTTTGTCATGTCCGTGATCACGATCGACTCAGTCATCTGTCATTCCTCCAGGATGTTGTCTCCGATCGTCAAGAGCGGGATCAGATTCGCAGGGACCATAATCACATTTCCTCCGCGGACGTCGTCCTTCCCGCAGGCCTGTCTTCTCTCATTCACAGAAAACCACCAGGCTTTATCCATGCGATCGAAAACCTGCTGGCGGTCCTCCTGGATCGCGTCGATCCTTTCCCTGGCAATCTCTAGGACCAACTCAGGATGGTCCGGGTTTTTCTCAAACTTAGGCACTAACCAGTAGTTGAATTCATCACACAGGCAGCCAGCCAAAGGCAAAGCCGTCTCCTCATAGAGCGATTTTCGTGCCTCTTTATAATTCGAGTATGTTTTATTCTCAGCGTCTCCGATAAGCTCCGGAGCAACGCCGAAAACGGATGCGATCTTTCGGGAATTTAATTTGTCTGAATTAAGCCAATCCATGTCACGGGGCGTTATGGCGAAAGGCTGCCATTTAACACCCGCTTCGAATACTGGCGGACGGCCGGCATTTTTGTATCCCTGCATCTTTTCCTCGAGCTGCTTCTCGAGCCGTTCGTGCTGTTCCTCTTCGAGATTTCCTTCTGTCACGATCGCACCCGGAGGCCGGCAGTCGTTTTGCAACAGCCGGGCATTCCATTCCGAAGCCATGGCCTGGATATCTATTCCCTTGGCTGCCACTTCTAGGAATGAGAGACCATAATAATCATCCGTAGGATGGAAAGTTTTGACGTGAAGGACCTGCTTAGTATCGAAAGTTTCTTTATTGTTTCCTATCTTGTATTCATAGCCCCTGACCAGCTGCAACCTGTCGCCCTTCAGGACCGTCATCCTGTCTGGCCTGAGCGTATAGAGCTCTTTCGGCGGCTTCCCTTTCGGTCCGGCAGCCTCTATGAAGCTGTTGCCAGCCAAAAGAAAAAAAGATATCACCTTCTCAAAAAACTTCGCCTTACCCTCAATCGGATTCGGCCTTTTTATCAAATTAAGGAGTGGATGGTCCTCCAGCTCCTCTCTTTCCACCTTGCCGCCTTTGCCCTTTTTCACCTGGTAGAGGGCCCAGGGCAGCCCGCCGATAGCTTTGGCAATCAGGTTGACACAGGCAAAAACAGTCATGCAATTCTGATATCCGGCCTGAGATAGCTTTTTATAATCCTTCTTGGTCCACCTCGGGTCATCGCCGCGCATGATAATAACGCGCCAGCTCAGGCTCTGCTTCACAAGAAATGTTTTAAGGCTTTTCATTAATCCCATGTTCTCACCATATCCTCGGCTCCTTGAAGGGCCTGATATCTGCAAGCGAATATATGACAGCTTCTGCAAGATCCGGAGATCTTCCGAGTTTCTCCTTGATCTCCTCCTTCGGTATGATCACGATCTGGCCGGCCGAATTCGTCTTGTGTTTAAGCGCCATCAGCTGCGCCGAGAGCTCGCGGTCGTCCGGAAGGTCCAGGTCCTCCAGCAGCTCCCGGAGTCCCCAGTGGATCTCCGCCCTTAGATTCTTGAAGTGGACGGGATCCTTCGGCTTTCCCGAGCCGTGGATCTCGACTATCTTCATCCTGAGCCTGTATTCCTTCTTCCTAAGTTCCTCTCTTCTGTTTTTATCAACCATCTTGAGAATCATGGCCGTATAGAGTTCCTCCTTTTCTTTCCGTTGCTCTTTTAGCCTATCGACAACGCCCCCTCCGACGCCGTCAGCATCGACCTTGATTGTGATAAGGTCTAAGGTATCTTTCCATTTAGGGATAATCCGGTTCTGGCAGCAGCGCCAGATTTCTCCCGTGGTCCTCATCGTGTCGTGGCCCTGGGCCTGACTGTGTATCCGGATCCTGAGGCCCTCCCTCAATACGATGACCGTCTCGTCATCTCCTGAGCGTGCGATATCCGCGCCTATGTCAACAGGAAGATCCACTTTCGCCTTTCTCTTCATCGCCTTTTGAATTTCGGCATAGCCGTAAATATTGTCAGGTTCCTCCACAGCATCCCAATTGCCCTCAAGTAAGGCTTTCCTTTGGTTCGGAGTCAGGACCTTCTCCATGCGCTCTATATAGCCGGAAGGAAGATTTTCCTGGTTATCCTCCGGTAAAGCCGGGATGAACACATAGTCATCAATGTTGTTCTCAATAAACAGCTCTTTGATCCAGCCGACGTTCGGGTTGCAGGAGAGGAGAAAATAATATTCAATTTCGGGGATCCTCAACCTTAACCGAGTGGCAAGCATCTGGAATTCTTTGAGTGTGAACTGCTCGGCCTGGTCCAGAGCGATCCATCCGTATTCGCCGGACATGAACTTTTCCCAATCGCCCGGCTTGTCTCCGATCCCTCCATAGCGTGTTTTAGATCCGTTTATATATGTGATCAGCTTCTCGGATCTGTTCCAATTTGCGACTAGGCCCTGGTCCAGGAATTTCTCGAGCTGTGGCATGACCGTATCCCTGAAGGACGGCCAGGTCTTCCTCATCAGAAGCCCGAAGTTTCCTGGAAACTGTATATTAAGTTCGTTTCCCTCGTTGATCAGTGCTGCCGTTTTTCCTCCGCCCATGGCGCCGCCGTAGAGCTTGTATGTTTCCGGGGCCTCGTGAAAGAGCACCTGCTTTTTATTCCTGCCCGGATTATAGAGCTTGCTTAGATCCACGGTTTCCACTGCCATCTCAACGCTCATTTCTTTTTCCTCTTCTTCTTCGGCCTGGGGACCGCGGAGATAACATTCACGATGACATTTGACGGTACGTTCGAATCTTCCTTAAACATGCCTAGATGCTGGCCGATTTTCTCCAAGGCCTTCAGCTTATCCCAGAGATCAAACCGGATCTTGTCGTAAACAGTGACTTGCTTCCCGTCAGCATCCTCCTTGATTGTCCGGTCCTCTTTGACGCCCTTTATGGCGCGCCGGCTGCTGCCCGGCATGTCCTTGAATTCCCTTGCGATTATCCCACCCCCCTCCTCAATCTTTATGTAGTTCTTGATGTCGGAAAAGCCGATGATCGCAAGTTCCTGTAAAACCTTATCTTGTGTAATTTTTGTCCGCTTTTCCCTCTGCTTTTTGAGCTGCCGAATTAATTTCTTGACTTCAACATTTTTCAACAATCTCTGGCCCTGGGAATAAGCCGTCTTTTTGCTATAGCCGGCTCTTATTGCTGCTTGAGTGGCATTTAGGTCCTTGATGTATTCATAAGCGAAAACTATTTTGTGATAATTCATTTTTTATTCATTTTGTTCTCGATTCTATCCAATCGACCTTCGATATCTTTTTGTCCTTTCTCAAGCGTTGCGATCCGTTCCCCATAACCAGGATTGCTTTTTTTGGCCGCTATGATCTTCAAAGCCAAATAGATCCCGTTTGCCAAAGTCAAAATCGTCAGGAATATCAGCCACAGAATTTTTGCGTCAGACATGGTTATTTTCCTTTTTAAAATTCAAAATGGTACACATCGTCGAACCGTGTTTTCCCTTCCTCAAACCACCGGCCTCCCCATCTTCCCTCGAGCTTTTCCCAAAACTCGCCGAGCTCTTTGTAGGTCTCCCTATCGCTCC